TCTAGTAAAAAATTATTCCTAGAAGAAACATCCACACTACAAAGATTTATTGCACCTAATTGGAGAGTATTTGATACCATCTATTGGATGGGTCAACGTTCAGTTAGGGGCAATTCTGGTGGTAAAGGAACTACCGCACAAAATGGATTTGCTTTTTATGAAAATGCATTAGGATTTCATTTCAAATCCATTGACAAGATGATCAATGATATCAACGCCCAAACTCCTGATAAGACATCAGTTTCTGGTGGAGAAGCAAAGTGTAAACTATACAGTTATTCATTGTCAGGAAAAAATCTTGATGACGGTTCTGCTGATGTATTTAAGATTAGTAAACTTAGTTTTCCTGAAGAGAGAAACTATCTAGAGGGTTTGAGACAGGGTGCTTGGGCAGGATATAGTATTGCTATTGATCCAGTCACATTACCATCATCACAATATGGTGAAAGTAAAGACATGCCTGCATCAGCACATTACAACAACTTATTTGAAAGTTGGGGAAGTATGAATCATTTAGGATATAATTCTGGTGATGTCAATCCATTGTCACTTACAGATGAATTTGTACAAACATCCGTACAAGTTCCTAAGAGAGCACGACTAAACGTCATACCTAATCAAATCTTTGATGTAAAGGGTCAACAATCACCAGATCAAAACTATGAAAAGATCGCAGAACTTGCTGCATATCAATGGATGAGGTTTCAATCTATTAAACAAATACAAATTGTAATTGAGATCCCTGGCAATCTAGATCTTTATGCTGGTTCTGGTATTGATGTGCAAATTCCTACTGTTGCTAAAAACAAGACACCTAAGGTTGATAAGAAGTATAGTGGGCGTTACATGATAGTTGGGGTGACACATCAGGGATCTTCTGTTAAAATGGTGACATCCTTGTATTTGATCAAAGATTCGATGCGAGGGTCATAAATATTACTAACATAACGAATCTTATGGAAAACATCGAAACCCATATCGCCAAGGACAAAGAAATTCTTGACAACCCTATGATTTCTCCAAATCAGCGGCGTCACATTGAAGGCGAACTGCATGAATTGGAAGAGTATGTAGAGCATCACAAGGCAGAGATTGAAGCAGGTGATCACCACGATCCAACACCACTAGAATTGTATTGCGATTCTAATCCATCAGAACCAGAGTGCTTGGTTTATGAGGATTGATGATTATCTATTAGGACATTGGTCTAATAAACATCAAGCACAATCATGTCCACATCAATATTCCCAGGTGGAAGTCATCTGGGAAAAAGTTGACGATGGTTATCATTCAAAAAATTTCTATACAGTAGATGGGTCACACAATCCGTATAGGGAAAAATATCATAAAGCAATCCAAATTTCAGATACAGAAGTTCATTTCCAGAATTACGATTTAGACTGGACAAGATCGAATAAATGTGATATGATATTCAAGTACGACGGTCAATATTGGCACGGCAAACTTGGAGGAGATGAATGTACTGGTGTTCGAGGATATCGTATTTTTTCAGAAATCCATTTGTTTGGCGAGAAACTACATAGTAGAGATCGTGGATACAACGAAGAAAACGAAATGATGTGGGGATCCGATAATCTCTACAGATTTATTCGTAAGGGTGAATAGCTCAGGGGTAGAGCACCTCCTTTACACGGAGATTGTCGGGGGTTCGATCCCCTCTTCACCCATGTTCAACTTATTATTATGAACACCAAATTTATTAGTGCCCTTATTGCTGGTGCCCTTCTGGGTGCAACACAAAGCGCAGTGGCAAAAGAAAACATTACTCAGGATGATTATCACACCAATCATGCAATGGGGTGTATGCTCCTTCAGGAGTGTACTGATGATGTAAAGGAAGTTACCAACATGCTAGATGTTTCATCGCAGTATGAAAATCCTGAACGATACACCTTTGCATCACAAGAATTTAATATGATGGTAATGTCGCTCAGGCAAATGGGCGTCACAGTATACCTTGCACCACAAAAGTATTTTCCTATTGGGCATCGAGGAGTGTATCATACGGTAAGTAATAACTTCTTCTTGAATGATGCATTCATGAATCGCCCTGGTGTGTTGATGTCAGTCATGCGTCACGAAGGATGGCACGCTGCACAAGATTGTATGGCAGGTACGATTGATAATACTATGATTGCTATCATCAAACCAGAAGATCAGGTGCCACCAATCTGGCAGGAAATGGTAGAACGTACCTATCCTGAGTCAGCATGGCCCTGGGAGAAGGAAGCAACTTGGGCAGGTAAAACTGAAGGTATGACTCAAGCAGCACTTGAATCTTGTGCTCGTGGAACTATGTGGACTGATTATGATCCCACTCCAATGACTTTGGAATGGTTAGTTAAAAATGGGTACATAAATAAAACGAAGGATAATTAATAAAGATGCCATTCGAGAACATTGATAACATCATTAGTGAACCTACTACAAACTTCTTTGGTAAGGATGGGTTTTACTGGTGGATTGGCGAAGTTGAAGATAATGAAGACCCTATGGAATTGGGTCGAGTAAAGTGTCGTGTTCTCGGATACTATACTAATCCTGCTCAGGGATCTGCAGAAGCATTGCCTACTAAACATCTTCCTTGGGCAACTGTGCTTCAGCACACATCTCAAGCAGGTAATGACGGTCAGGGTGAATCATCTGGTCAGTTGCAACCTGGTGCAATTGTTATGGGATTCTTCATTGATGGAGAATCTGCCCAGATGCCAATTGTTATTGGCGTCATGCGTGTCAATAAAGGTACACAAACTAGAGATAAGCGCGAGTTTATCTTAACTGGTGAGACCATGCAAACTGGTTTTGCTCCTAATCCTGCATCGATGCCAGTTGGACAACCTACAGTCCAAGAAGATAAGCAAACACGTTCGGGAGATAATAACAGCGTATCTTTAACACCCAATCAAGGAACTACCGATGTTGGTGGTTTTGGTGCTCCTAATAATGTAGGTTCTTCTCCTGGTGTTCCTGGTAGTGAATCTAATCCAGTCAAACCTAGACAACCAGAGCAACCTATTCCTGCTGCTAATGGTGTTGGTGGTCCTGTTAAAACAGTAGAATTAAAAATCTCATACTTGATTGAAAATCTTGCTGACTCTGTTGGAACACTGACCAAGGATGATAGTGGCAATTTTGTTGATATGATCAGTGGTAAGTTAGTAAAAATTGATGATCTACTAGTTAATATCGGAAATTTTACTGCAAGTATCTTTACGCAAGTTATTGCTGCTCTTAGACAACATATGTCTACGTTGGCATCAGAAGCAACTCAACTTTTCTCAGGTATCTTTTCAAAGATGACTGGTGCCCCTTTTGTTGTGATGGGCATCGTGCAACAAATTGTTAGTCAAGTATTGGCAGCTCTTTGCCAAGAAGACTTCCAAATTATGGATTATGTCAATGGGATTATTGATGGGATTATTAGCCAAATAACTGCGTTTGCTGAGAACTTAATTGATAAAGCAACGCTCGTATTGACAGCAGTGCAAGATGTTATTGATAACATCATTTGCCAGATTCGTAAAATTATCGATAAAATTTCTGGCATCATTGATACTGTTGTATCTACTGTTGAGGGTGTACAAGATGCGATGGAAATTATTAGTGCATGGAAAGATGCCAGCAGTATTTTTGGTTCTGGTGATATCACAGAACTTTTCAAAGGTGGTCTTAGTGGATTACTTTCTATTTTCCTAAAGTTTCTTGGTAGTAATTGTAATAGAACGCCTGAAGGTGGTGAAGCAACTGTTGGATACTACCCACTGTTTGGTGTAACTGAATGTACGAGTGAAGAACTTGCTGATTTTAATAAAGCGAGAGGAAGTGCTAGAGGTAAATGCGAAGGTTCTCAAAGTGGATCAGGATCGGGATCAGGATCAGCTTTTGGTAATAATGGCACTGCATTACTCGATAGCATTTTTACTGAAGCAGATCAATATCTAACTGCTGCAAAAAATCACGTCAGTGGTGCATATGATGTGTACTACGGCACACCAGGTCGTCAATCTACAGTCAATAAAAGAGAAAACGGAACTACTCACACTTCAATTAAGCATAATCAGTCAGAATATGCTGAGTATAAAGCACGTAAAGAGTTACGTGAAAAAGATCCTGAGATGGGCGAAGCAGAAATTCAGAAAAAAGTATCGAAGGCAAAGAAAAAAAATGGTGGTAAGAAGGATGAAAGTGGTAGTTTAGTTGCTGATCACATTTCATATGCAGGAACAAAAACTGAAGAAACTCATGGCGATAATTGTCAGACTGTTGATGGTCATAAAGTTATCAACGTTGATGGTGATTACCATCTGAAAATTACTGGCAACTGTCACATTGAAGTTGGTGGTGGTTTCTTCTTGTCTGCCGAAGGTGCCCCACAAGCATTTAAAAAGAAAGGTAAAGGGAGTAAGGGAAAGAGGGCACAAAAGCACACAATCCGTTTTGGTTCCGATCTTGATGTTAATGTTGCTGGTGCTAAACTTGGAGTGCAGGCATCAGAACTTGAAATGGCAGCACAGTCTACAAAATCTACTGGTGGTAGTTTTGAAAGTAGTGGTGGCAATACCACACTTAGTGGTGGTGAAGTTCAAATCATTGGTGAAAACTCTGTTGAGATTATTACACCTGCTCTATATGAACTGATTAATGTTAATAGTCTCATTCCAGGTTTAGGTAAATCTGGTATTTTTAGAACAATTAAAGGATCTGAACAGAGTTTTCTGCTTCCTGGTGGTTCTGCAGCAGACGCGATTCCTTCTTACATTGTCAACAATGTTGCTGGTCCTATTGATATGACCTGTAGTGTTACAGGTTTTAATGTGAGAGCAATCACAGGTATGATTAATATGAACGCTGTTGCTGGTCTTGCAAACCTCGTTTCAAGCACGGTTACTAGCATCACAGGTGGTACTGCCGTGAATATCCATGCCGTCGCTGGTCCAGTCAAAATTACAGGGGTTGCAATTTTCCTGAACTAGTGCTATACTACATGAGTAGTCAAAGGGGCATCCATGCAGGACACATCAGTTGAACATGTGTTCATCAACCTATCTAAGCGATCTGTAAAGATTGTGGATAATGAAGGTTATGATAAAGAAGTCAACTGGAAATGGGATCTGGAAGGAGCAGAAGGATTTTCTGAAACTGCTAATGCTATCCAAAATGTCATTGATCCCGACAAACTTACCTATTGCATTGCTGTAAAATGATTGGACCTATTGGAATTACACTACGTCAAGCAGAAACCCATTTTGATTTTATTCTAGATCTTACTGACAATCAAAACGTTGTTTGGAAAATTACTCGTCCTGATGGTAAATCTGTCATGATGGTTCCTGTCAATGAAATTCCTCCAGTACCTGAAGAGATTCAGGATCAAGTAGAAGAGTTTCGCCAAAAATTCTTAGATAATGTTGGTTTGAATGATGAGACCTGAAACCCGTCGATCAATGGAAATGCTGTGGTCAGCAAAGTGGAACTTGCCAAAAGCAGCAAAACATGCTAAACTTACCGAGAAGGAAATGAAAATTACCTTCAACGAATACTGCAACTTCCACCCACCTACATATAGTATCGATGACGATCCCCAAGCAGTATCAACCAGGAGGACTTGAACGACTTCCTGCTAACATACTGAGATTACTTAGTGAATTAGAGGGATCTTATCAACTCTGTAAGTATATGGGTTTTGAAGAGGATATGAAAGTCCTTGAAGAAATGAAAAAACCGTATTACAAACTTTATTTTAGATTATGCAAAGAGGAGAAGAGTAAAAAAAATAATTAGGGGGGAGTACAAAAGATCTGCATGTAGAAGCAGCGCCCCTCATTCAATTTTACCC